TTTTTATTGTAACTACGAATAAAAAAGATTTGAATTGTCATAACCTTTCTATTGAGCCCGCCTCTCTGATGCGTAGGTTCGACGTTATTCTCGATTGTGAGCTGAAGGCAGCCTACACAGCCCCTGATGGGGGTCCGAATAAGCCAATGATGGCACAAGTTCCTTTGGGAGCCATAGCTGATGCATGGCATATCTGGGTTGAATACGTGAAAATCCGGAGAGAAGCAAAAGGTGTCGCCGACAAGTGGTCCTTTGAACCAGTGTTTACCACTGGTGAAGGTAAAGATAAGAAGCCTGAAGCAGTAGATATTATCACTACACTGAAATATGTTGCGAAGGTGTCTAAACGTAAAGATGATGAGCAAGAAAGTTACATAACTTACGCGAATCATTGTATGAACGTCGACTTTTGCCCACATCATTGCCCTCCATTGAGCTGTCGAGACTGTGTCCTTACAGAGGAACAGCGCGAAGAGCTCACTAGGAAATATAACACTGTTGCTAAGGAGGCTGATGTTTTGAAAGCTCAGTTGGATGAAGCCGGTGAGGAATTTGGATTGCCCCCTTTGATGCCTATAGATGACGAATCAACTATTCATGTGGATCCGGAGTCAGGGGTCGAAGGCTTGGCTATGGCCATACCAATCTGTTCTTACTTCCTGCTAATCTGCATGTTTGCTCGAATGTGTTCGGTGGTTAAAGAAAGTGTAGAGTTACCCGACGATCCTGAAGAAAATCTTAATCTCTCTACAGATCTCTTAGGAGATCATCGACTATCATCTTTTACAGACGCTCAGCAAAAGGATCTGTGGAGAGAAGAGAGGGCTTTGATGAGATATAATCTCTCGAGAGCTCTCTGGAAATCTCAATATCCCCGTGGAGATTTGTGGTACGAGCATGCTCGTGTCCCGATTCCTGAGGTTCGTATGATTTGTTCAGAAGAAGAAGCTGACAGACTATCCCTGGAACAATTGTACCAAGATCGAAAAGAGATGGCGTTGAAAGCCATAGGTCTAATTGCTGCAGGTTTGACAACCACAGTGGCTATGTACCGTGTGTATGTCGCATTCAGAAATCAGATTGATGCTCAGGGTTCGGAACCTTCAATGCCCGTCAGGGCAGAGGGTGACACCGATGGAGTGTGGAAGAAACGTCCACAAGCTTATATACCGAAGTCTCTCTCCTCGAGAACAGCCACCTATTCGCAACTCATAGAGTTGGTTAGGAGGGCTCAATACAGAGTTAAGATTACACGTGCGGATGGAAAACCCTGGGATAAGGTGTGTAACGCTGTTCACATGCGTGGATCAGAGTGGTTGCTACCCTCTCATGTCATGCCAGATCTGAAGGCTGAATATCATGTAGAATGGAAAAATTATACGCAGGGTGATGCCGGCTTGGGTGGAAGTACACTCGTTTCGGCAGAAAGCTTTGAATTGATTCCTAATACTGATTTCATTATCCTTCGGATGTTGAACGCCGGTGGAGCTCATGATATAGTCAAATTCCTACCAGAGGGACCAGCTAAATTTGTTCAAGGTGGGCTTTCGGTACAGTCGATTTTCCGATCGAAAAACGGCTTGGTGGAACATTCATTTCCGCTTATTAAATACACGACAGCCAACAACGGTGTGACGTTCAAGGGTTATGATTATCAATATCCTGAACCGACCTTCGCTGGTCTCTGTATGATGACGATTGTGTCTCGCACGACAATGCCGACAATTCTTGGCTTCCATTTAGGTGGAAAATCAGGTTTGTCCTACGGAGTCGCTGGAACCATAACTATTGCTGATTATAATGCGACCAGCCTAAAATTGGCAGAGCGCCATCCAATAGAGCCGCACTCCTCGGGGGACTTCCCATTAGAGCAGTATGGTAAAGCGTTCGATTTGGCCGAGAGATTCCCTCCGAAACACTCATCCAATTGGTTAGCAGATGTTGGAAATGAGCAAGAACCTTTATACGAGGTAATTGGAACTCATGAGTTGGGTCGTGTTTCACATAATACTACCAATGTAAGACAATCGGTAATTTCTGCTGCTG